CCACTACAACCAGTCTGGGCTGGACATTGAGTGGTACCACTTCGAGTTTGTCGAGCGCACCTACCGCCACTACAAACGAAGCCGCAGCCTGCTGGACTTCACCGACCTGCTGGAAATGATCTGCGCCAATCCGGAGCGGCTGCCCATGCTCGAGTGCCTGATCGTGGACGAGGCGCAAGATCTTTCCCGCCTGCAATGGAATCTTGTTGAAGCGCTGGCCTTGCGTTCAAAGCGGGTCTTCATTGCAGGCGACGATGATCAGGCTGTCTTCACTTGGGCCGGTGCCGATGTCAAGAGCTTCCTGTCCTACGGCGGCGAGATCACGGTCCTCAACCAGTCCTACCGCGTTCCCCTGAGCGTTCACCAGCTGGCCGACAACATCGTTCAGCGCATCGGTGAGCGGCAAGAAAAGACGTGGAAAGCACGTGACTTTCAAGGCGGGGTTTTCACGTACTACCGCCACGAAGACGTGCCCGTGGACCAAGGCCAATGGCTGATCATGGCGTCCACCAACTACATGCTCAACCCGATCCATGACTGGCTCAAGTCCATGGGCGTCTTATTCGAGCGTAACGGCGTTCCAAGCCTGCCCGAGGGGGTAGCTAACGCCGTGGTCGATTGGGAGCGCCTGCGCAAGGGCCAAGAGGTCTCAGCCGCATCCCTGCGCAATATCTACCGGCTGCTGGGCACAAATGTGGCCAAAGGCTTTCGTACGCTGCGCGGAATTGATGACAATGCGCTGTACAACATGGAAGCGCTGATCAAGGACCACGGCCTGCTGGTGCAGAGCGTCTGGCATGAGGCGCTGATCAAGATATCGGATGACAAGCGGGAGTACCTGATCGCGCTGCTGCGAAGGGGCACCAAGCTCTCCGAGCCGGTCCGCATCAAGGTCTCCACCATCCACGGGGCCAAGGGCGGGGAGGCTGACAATGTCATGCTGCTCATGGACCTTTCACCGCGGTTTGCCAAAGAGTACGCCACCAATGCCGACAACATTCACCGCCTGTTCTACGTAGGCGTTACACGGGCCAAGCAGACCCTGCATCTGGTCCATCCAAAACAAATAGAAAAAGGCTTTCGGCTATGAGAACTCTCCCAATGTTTCCCGTGAACTCCGAGTGGGTCGCCCCGCAAACTTTCCCCAACTTATCCACAGCCAAAGAGATCGCCATCGATCTGGAGACGTGCGACCCGAACCTCGAGTCCTTCGGGCCCGGCTGGCCAAGAAACGATGGGTATCCTGTAGGATACGCCGTAGCTGTTGACGGCTGGGCCGGATACTTCCCTGTCGCCCATGAGGGCGGCGGCAATCTGGACAAGCGCATGGTCGAGCGCTGGATGAAAGATGTCATGGCCACGCAGGCCGACAAGATCATGCACAACGCAGCGTATGACATCGGGTGGATGCGTGCGGCCGGCATTGACAAAATCAACGGCCGGATCATCGACACCATGCTGGCAGCGCCCGTGCTTGATGAGAACCGCTTCTCCTACAGCCTGAACTCGCTGGGCTTTGACTACCTCAAGGAAGTGAAAAGCGAAGCCGGCTTGAAGCAGGCTGCTGCCGACTTTGGCGTTCACCCCAAGAAGGAGCTGTGGAAGTTGCCGGCCATGTATGTAGGAGAATACGCCGAGCAGGATGCAGCGCTGACGCTCAAGCTCTGGCAGCACTTCAAGGTCAAGCTCAAGCAGGACGAATGCGAATCCATCTTTGACCTCGAGACGCGGGTCTTCCCCGTCCTCTTGGACATGACCAGTCGCGGCATCCGCTTTGATCGTGTCAAGTGCGAGCGCCTCATCGGCCAGTTGCAAAAGCGAGAGGCCGAGATCTACAAGGAGATGCGAAACATGGTTGGCCAGAGCGTAGACATCTGGACCGCCCAAAGCATTGCGCTGGCCTATGACAAACTCAACTTGAGCTACGCCAAGACAGAGGCCGGAGCGCCCAGCTTTACCAAAGGCTTTCTGTACGGCTGCGAGCACCCGATTGCCAAGCTCATCGTGGAGGCCCGAGAAACCAACAAGACCCACAGCACCTTCCTCCAGCCGTACCTCAAGTTCAGCGAGAAGACCGGCCGCATCCACCCCAGCGTGAACCAGTTGCGCTCCGACGATGGCGGCACGATCACCGGTCGGCTGTCCATGGCCAACCCAAACCTGCAGCAAGTGCCCGCCCGACACGAAATCATCGGCCCGATGGTCCGCAGCCTCTTCCTGCCTGAAGAAGGGCAATTGTGGGCATCAAATGACTTCTCGGCCCAAGAACCACGGCTTCTGGTCCACTACGCATCGCTCCTGAGCTTGCCCGGATCTGAGGACATGGTCGATGCCTACAAGAACAACCCCAACACCGACTTCCACCAGATGGTCGCAGACATGGCTGGGATCAAGCGTAAGGCCGCCAAAACGATTGGTCTGGGGCTCATGTATGGGATGGGCAAAACCAAGCTTGCAGCGCAGCTGGATCTGGACATTGGCGAGGCCTCCGCGCTCATCGAAAAGTTTCACCAGAATGTGCCGTTCCTCAAGGGCACGATCAACGCCGTCATGAAGCGGGTTGAGCACCCCGCCTCGGGCGGCTCCATCCGCACGCTGCTGGGACGCAAATGCCGGTTCCCACTTTGGGAGCCGATGGAGTGGGGCGTCAACAAGGCGCTGCCCTATGAGCAGGCAGTCATTGCTTACGGCTCAAGGATCAAGCGGGCAGGCACCTACAAGGCCGTCAACAAGCTTATTCAGGGGTCAGCCGCAGATCAGGTGAAGATGGCCATGATCAAGCTCAGAGAAGCCGGCTTTGAATCCATGCTGCAAGTGCATGATGAACTGGCCCTGAGCGTGAACAACCGCGAAGAAGCGTTGGCAGCAGCAGAGATCATGACCAAGGCGGTGAGCTTAGAGGTGCCCAGCCGGTGTGATGTGGAGATCGGCCCCAGTTGGGGTGAGGCGAAGTAAGGCAAAAGAAAAGGGCCCCGCGGGGCCCTTTTTACTGGAACAAAGACTTGATCTTCTGCCAGAGGGTTTTTGCTTCCTCCGGCTTTTGATCAAACAGATCCTGCTGCAACTGCGAGAACTTGTATTCTCCCGAGCCCTTGCCAGCGACAAGCTCAACACCGACGATGGACCGCGCAGCAAGGGACAGGCCGGCCTTGCGGATCATGGCGCTGCTCATGTTCACTGTCTTTGCAATCTCGCTGGTCTTGCCGGAGGTGTGCAAGCGCAGGTAGGACTGCAATGCCGACTGCGCCAACTGCGACTTGGTCATCTGGGTGTTGTTCATTTCAGGCCTTCCAATTCAATGAGCAGATCGACTTCATGCTTGATCTTCTCCAGATCGCGCAGACCATCCTTGCTGCGCCAGCGGCTGATGCGCTTGACGATACAGCCTTCGAGGAATGAGAGGTTGTTGGCAGTGATGAATTGCACCGGCTGGATCTTCATGCTCTTGTAGTGGTCGCCTGAGACCTGCACGTTCAGAGCGTTAACAGGGATAGGGACTTCAGAGGGAAAGTTTCCTTCCTCATCTTCGACCTCGGCAGGAAGCATGGGCATTGGAAGCAGGGAAGGGACTATTTTTTCCAATTCCACTCGGTAGGCGCGTGGGGACGGAAAGGGGTGTTCCCACTCCATCCTCTCTTCTTTTACCTTCTTTATCACCGTGTAAGCGTAGGGGAACGACACGTCAAAGCTTTTGACGATGGTCGCAGCCTTCGCAGCAGGATGTTTGGCCAAGTAATCACGAATGGCTTGGGTTTTACTTTTCGCAGTCTTTGTTCTCATAGCAGTGCATCCTCGTAGTCTGGTTTTGGTTGGGGAATAGTCCGGTTCAGCTGCTCCAGCAGCGCACCTTCAACACGGGTAAAAGGCCACCACTTACGCACATCGTCCTGCGTCAGTGGGACCAGTGAATCTTCTTTCATGCTTTCTCCAAAATGCGTCTTGCGCGTTTATTTCTAATCACCTCGTAGACAAGCTCCAAGGCCCGCTCTACTTCCTGCACCGTGCAAGCATCCAACTGTGCATCGTGTACCTCCATTGCCAGATTGAGCGCCTGCAATTGCGGACCGCTGACCACGAACCTCATGTCGCGGCTCACGCCCTTTCGGGCGACCTCCAGCATTGCATCCTGAGCAACAGAGACCTCGTCTGCCCAATCACGGCCCTTGCCCATCAGGCACAAAGCTTCCGTCATGTTCAGCACGCCAATGACCTTGTCGATGTCTTCGCGGCTGGCCACACCCAAACGAATATTGTTCAGGCAGTCATGATTCTTGATGCGCAGATTCGTAGCAGCAGAGACCTTGGTCATGGGCGTGATGCCGGCCTTTACAAACGACATGTTGTCCAGCCGGATGGGACGCGGCACGTAGCGGGATTTCTTCTTCACTTCTTCGCTCTCTTCGCTTTTTCTCCAGCACCGCTGTAGACGTTAAAAGTCTTCGGCTTCAGTTCAATCATCAGGGATGTTTTACTGCTGATTCCCACCGTTCCGTAGGCCGGCTCCCCCTCACGGAGGCGCTCGACAGCCTTGGTCGAAGCAATGCTTCTTTTCCTCGAGGTATTGTTCTCATCGCGTTTCTCACCGCGGCGTTCCCGCTCCTCATCGGTGAAGCGTTTCCAATCAAAAGCATTGGCGGGCTGGGGGGCTATATCTTTCAAGATAAAACAGTCTCTCTTGTAGTCGTACTGAAGAAGGTCAATCATTATCTACCTCCTCAGAAATCTCTTCAACGCAAACTTCACCCGGGTCATACCCGATGTCTTGATAGACAAAATAGTAGACATCTTCCAAGGACTCAGCCTCGATTTCGTACTCATCACGCCGACCAGAATCGTAGTTCACAAAAACATAAAAATTCTTCATTCTTCTTTCCTTTTCTTTGGTAGGGGACACCAGTGTGTCCAAAAATCATCGCCGTTGTAGCTGCCGTAGTGAGCAACACCGCCCTTGCCTAAAAGCTGAAGCTTCACGGCCCGCGGGGTGTCCTTGTCAATCGGTATCCAGAACGTGTCTGTGGATACCGCCACGGTCTTTGCAGCGTTCAGGGTATGGGTGGGTGCTGTCTCTCCAGCAGTCACGCATTTGCCGCCCGCGTTTGGCGTACTTACCGGCTCGTTAGGAAATCCGTAAAAAGCCTGTGAACCGGCTGCAACTGGCGGTGTGCATGTGTGAATGTCTTGCGTGCGCTTGCCGCATCGTTGGCAGAAGTTGCGTTCCTCTGGCTCTCTGTACATTAGTGGTATTCCGTTTTCATTAAAATACACATAACGCAAACTCCATCCGCTAGTTGCCTGCACTGGCAGGGGTGGCTGTGCCAAGGCTTCTTTAATGGTAAATGGGGCAGATATCATGTTTAGTAAGTCTCTTCCGTAACCCTTGCTGGCAGCATATTTCAAAGCCTCGAGCGTTAGTGCTTCGTCTTTAGTCATGTGTTCTCCTCAATCATCTTTACAACATCCTCATGCGTGAGGCCAAGCGCTGCCAATTCTGCGGGGCGGTACATGACCTTAGTAGGTTTGAGCGCTATCGTTTCACCCGTCTTGGCGATTAGGTACTGCATCTCCACAATGACAGCCAGCAAGTTTTCTTCGGTCAGGTCTGTCATGCGCTCTTCTCCTTGAGTTTGTCCTCGACCTGCTTCACCATTTTTTCAAATATGTAGGTGCGAAAATCTGGCGGCACGACATCCAGCAGTTCTTCATTGATGGTGTATTCGCATGTGGTGGAAAGGGCCATGTCGTCCTGATGTGTGACTTTGATAATCCACCTCATGTGTTCTTCTCCTTTAATTTGGCTTCGATGGCTTTCCACAAAGCCCACAAAGCCAACCCAGACGCGCTAAGTTCAGCCAACTCATCATCCGTCAGCCCTACCCACGGCTTCTGTAGGTTGTAGTTTCCAGCACGCATGACGAGTTTGTCAGGGTCGGTTGGGTGTTGTTCAAACGGCATCGTTCTTCTCCTTGAGTTTGGCTTCGATGGCAAAAGCAATTGCCGTGATTTCTTTGTTGTAGTACTCACCGCCCATGTTGTTTGGGGGGATTGAATCGAGAACGATTTCCCGTTCCTCATGCGTCAGCCCTTCCCACGGGCGTTTATAGATTTCAGCCTCTGGTATCTTCTGCGTGACGATGTTCGTTCCGTCAAACCATGTCTTAGTCATGTCTGTGCTCATGTGTTCTTCTCCTTTGCTTGTTAGATACATAGCGCTTTCTGCATTTTCCAGCGCCTCAAGCGCAATTTTCTCCAGCGCCAGCTTCAGTGCTTCTTGTTCTTTGGTCATGTGTTCTTCTCCTTTGTCTTGGGTGAGCAAGTCACATACTTAAAATTCTCTCTTCCCTGTTGGCGATATAGGGCATCCAGTGCTTTGTAGCACTGTTCTTCTGTGGGGTACTCGATCTCTTTCAGAGTCCCGCAAATACCCCAAGCGGCTGTGCAAATAGTCAGTATCCATGTCATGTGTTCTTCTCCTTGAGTTCGGCTTCTATACCGTTAAATAACGCATCCCATTCTTCTTGAGTCTTCGGGTTTGCCGCATCAAAAATCGCCCTCTCCTCCTCCGTCAGCCCTACCCACGGGCGTTTATAGATTTCAGCCTCTGGTATCTTCTGCGTGACGATGTTCGTTCCGTCAAACCATGTCTTAGTCATGTCTGTGCTCATGTGTTCTTCTCCGGTCTTTGTTCGTAGCAATTCATCCCCATAAAGTCATCGGGGTGGAACAGCAGCTTGGGCATCGTTTGGCACTCGCCCTGTAGCATCCCGTCTTTTCTTGGCTCATGCTTTACGCGAACAAGGTGCTTGCAGGTATTGCAGTTAGCCTCGCTCTCGTCAAAATTGCGCTTGGACTTTTTAAAGAAGGGCAGTGCAGTCGGGTGGCACACGTATGTACCGTTGACCTGTGGTACACATGGCCCCAAAAAGATGGACTCTTCACGCGACACCTTCAGACCTGTGTACTGGCAGGTGTACAACCCTTCAGCGTCTGGCTCGTTGAGTATCGGCTTGCCGTTCGGCGCTCGCATCATTTCTTCTTCTCCTTGGGCCATGTTTCCTTGACCTGTCCGCACATCCCCTCGGGTGTAAGTGATTTAATGCAGGGCTTCTCGCTGACCGCGCATATCAAGACGACTGCGTGCTTGGTGCGTACTTTCTGGAAGTAAATACATTTCAGGCAAGGCTTCATGTGATCTTCTCCCTGAGTTCTCTGTAGAAACGAGTCCTTTCATCTTCCACTTTCCAATACCGCTTGGGGATATCAAACGTACATGTAAACGCAGACCACCACAAACGCAGGGTGACAGTCCCTTTTGAGTCGTAGTTGGCAAACTCAACCCCAAAGCTGGGGGTGATACCAATGCGCCGATGAAAATTAAAGTGTGCTGTCATGTGTTCTTCTCCTGTGTGTCGCTGTCAAGGCCAAAAAGTTCGTTTAAACCCGGCAGCACAGCTTTAAGAAAATCCGCTTTCTTCATCGTGGCAGATCGTCCGTCTGTTGGGCCAATTGAAACCCATCCAGCACGGTACTCCGCGTATGTTTTCCCCGAACGAAATGCTTCTAGCTCTAGGTCGTTAAGCTCACGGTGGTTATCCATTGTTCTTCTCCTTGACAAAAAATAATTTAGCCAAAGTCTCAAACTCAACCATCTGTTCCTTAGAGTAAATCTCTGCGTCTCTTACACCCGCAATGATCGTGGTATACACCTTCTTCAAGCCCCAACCATTTCGCACGGCCTCTTGTACAAACAAAGGCCAGTTAACAGCCTTACCCGCTTGATCTATCCGCATGAGTGTCATCTCAAGAGGTAGCCCCCGCTCTGCATACAACTTGAACAGTTCTACCCCGTCAAAAAATTTAGTCATGTGTTCTCCTTCATTGTTTTGACAAGCGCCTCGGCGTGTTCCTCGCTCAGACCCTGAGCAACAACTTTGTATGGCTTGAAGTAATCTTCCCATGAATCGCCATAGCGGTCTTTGTGCATCTGCACCATCGTGTCCCATGTGCGCGTACGCATAGCAAAGGCAGTTGCAGGTGCGTCATCCTTTATGTAAACCACATGCTCAGTCATGTGTTCTTCTCCTTGAGTTTGGCTTCGATGGCCTTCATCAGGTCTTCGTCGTTATGGGATGGGTCGCCCCAACCAATTTCTTTTCTCCAAATCCCATTTCTTTCTTCAAAAGTCAGCCCTACCCACGGGCGCTCCTGCTCTGGCTGTTCCAAGGCTTCTTTGATGGCGGTAATAGCTTCGTGCATCTTTTCTGCTGATGCGTTGAACTCATCGTTATTTGTCCAATCAATACACAACTCGTTCTCCAGCGCCTCCAGCGCCAGCTTCAGTGCTTCGTCTTTCATGCTTGTCCCCTTGCTCGGATGGCGGCGGCAATGCCAATGTGGTTTTTATCTTGCCCTACCCATTCAGCCACCTTTGCACACGCCTCACGCTCATCAGCGCGGGCAAGTTGAATGAGTTTTGTTGTGTCTATGTACCTGTCCCAATCGTTCTCTACCAATGCCTGTCGGGCCAGTGCTCTATCCGCATCAGTCATGCTTGTCCCCTTGCTCGGATAACTTCTGCATAAACATCGCCTTGATATTTAGCCCCAATACCGTCTGTTTCACACACCTTCGCACACGCCTCACGCTCTTCGGCTTGCGCCTCGGTACGGACAAGGGCGGCAAAGCGTTCAAGATATTTGTACTCGCTGAACTCAAACCGATAGCCGTCATCGCGGACTCCTGCAACCCGCGCCATGCGGATGATGTCTTCTTGTTTCATGTGTTCCCCCTTGCTCTGATTTCGGCGGCGCAGTCTTTTCCATGCTTGTACCAATCA